GATGCGAAACTCAAAGAGCTTGGACTCACAGATGACGAAATAGCTGCTCTGGTGGGATGAACATTGTCGATGCCCCCGGCAAAATCACTACCGGACGGCCACTCAAACCCTTCGGCATAGTCGTACACCACACCGCCTCCAACCGCAACGCAGACCCCGACAACGTGGTCGCCATGTGTATACGTGGAGTCAACAAAGTTCCTGGTCCTCTCTACAACTATTTGATTAAACGTGACGGCACGATTATGAAACTTACGGCTGGCAACATCAAAGCCAACCACGCAGGTCGAGGCTTACAGTCCGTCCTGACTCGTGTCCAGAAAAACCTTCCCGTGACCGGCAACGCAGCCGCACCAGGAAAGATCAGCGCGAACTCACGGTTTATTGGGGTGTCAATTATTAACGACGGTTTGGGTGAAGATGTGCCCGAAGCTCAGATGGACGCATTGATTGATTTGTGCGCCTTTCTGTGCGACGGACATAACTGGAACCCGGACGCAGCGGTAATCGGACACAAGGAATGGACTTCTAGGAAAGTCGATCCTTTGTTCTCGATGCCTGAGCTGCGAATGATGATTCAACGTCGCATGGTTACGTCTGTTCCCACAATGGTTTTACCGAAAGAACCTGATGACGGCATGGTGCCGTTTCCTGGGACACTTCGGAAGGGGTCACGTTCGTCTGCTGTAAAGTTTATGCAGGAACGCATAGGTGCTACCCCGGATGGTATTTTTGGACGAAACACGAAAGCTAAATTAATGGCGTGGCAAAGGGCCAACTCCCTTCGCGCCGACGGAATATGCGGCCCCCAAACGTGGGGTCGTCTTCAACTGAAAAGGAACGACATTGTTCAACCAGCGTTTTATTAAAGACTCTTTAGAGCGTGGAGTATCCACGTTCGCACAAGCATGGGCAGCAGCTATGGCTGTCCCCGGACCTGACTGGGGTGACTCCCTAAAAATTGCGGGGGTCGCTGCTCTCATCGCTATCGCTAAAGCTGTTGCTGCTACACGGGTAGGGGACTCCGAATCGGCATCTCTTAGCAGCTAGGGAGATGGGTTGTGGCAACGCAATATCGGTCAGAAATTGCATATAGGGCATCAGGCGTCGCTTATGGGACGCCTACAACTATTACCCCTGCCACCATTGCAGCCACAGCAACCATCCCCACCGATTTCGAGTTCGAGTACCGCCAGTCTGGGCAAGCGTACCGAAACGGTTACGACTATCGTCAAGGACTCATAACTGGCAACGCCTACCTGGTTGTTGCTACTCCTGCCCCGGTAGGTGTCACCACTTCGATTACGGCGACCGGTGGAATACCGATCACGGTATCTGTTTCAACTATTGCTGCTGTTGCGGCTGTTCCTGCTGTCGATATTGACGCTAACTACGTTCACGTTGACACGGGTATAGCTGCCGCAGCGAGTTTGCCTGCCCCAACGGTTGTAACTGGGGCGTTGATGAACCCAGCCACGATTGCTGGGGTCGCAGCGATCCTCACTCCAACCCCTGAAGTTGAGGTGATCGCCAACCATGTCAGTGGCACCGGCGCTGTCCCAGCCCCCACTAAAGAATGGCACATCCTCCCAGGCACCATTACTTGCACCACCACAATGGGTGAAGAACCCGTTTACACGCTCCTCGAAATGCCGTACACGATGACCCTTCCCCCTGTCGGTTTACGGCAGGACGCTACCCCTGCGGCGTATGCGTTACGACGCCACTACGCAATGCAAAGAAAGGGAACGAACCTGATAATTGTCAACGGCACTTCCATCCAGACGTTCCCCCCAGCGGACTGGTCAACTGTGACAAGATGGATATATGGGGGACATGCGTCCCCGAAGGACTTAACGTCCTCTGAAATAGCGTTGTTAATTGCCAACGGATATGCGATTGACGTTGGAGCTGGAGCCTAAATGCCTGTTTACACTTACCGTTGCCTTGATTGTGGGTTGACTCTCGACGTTCACCACGGCATAGACGAAACCTACGATGAGAGTTGTGAGGGATGTAGAGGGGTTGTTCGCAAGTATTTCGGCAATGTCCAGTTCGCACCGTCGGCTACTCCTAGTCGGGGAAACATTGACTGGGGAGGATCGAAACGTAATGAAAAAAACAAAGACGCAGACATGGCCGCGTATAAGCGCCTCCGCTCTGAGGGTTTGCAGCCCCGTTCTATTAACGGGTCTTCCCATCTTGAGAAACATGCAGGCACAGCGCATGAGATCACAGCAGGCCAAGTCCTCTCTGAAGACGGACGGAAACGTAAAGAGGCGGCCCTTAACGAAGTTCTTGGGAGCACCTGATGACAGCACAAGTATGGATTGATTCGACAAGAGACATGCTTTTGTCGGGCTACGTCGAGGAACTCGATTTAGTGACTACAGCCCCAAGTCCTGCGACCACTGGGACGACTCTGGTGGTGCAAGGTATCGCTACTTCTATTGTTAAAGGCGTCGTCATTGAAGTGAACGCCGAGTTGATGTATGTGATTTCGGTAAGTTCAACGACGATTAATGTGATGCGTGGCTACGGTGGCTCTACTGCGGCTACTCATACTACGGGCGACATTGTTCGTGTATCCCCCAAGTTCCCCACTAACCGCATCATTTCTTCCCTCAACGACGATCTCGCTGACCTGTCAGCCCCAGGTCAAGGGTTGTTCCAAATGAAAACCACGAGCTTCACGTACAACGCTGGGGTGGATGGCTACGATTTGACGGGGTTGACTTCCGCTGAGATTGACTCGATCTATTCGGTGACATACGCCGACATTGGGACTGAAGCTGCGGAGCCTGATGTGTCGTCGTGGCGGCTTCGCCGTAACCGTGACACCGCTTCGTTTTCTAGTGGGCTTGCTTTGATTCTTTACACTGGTGCGTGGCCGGGACAAAAAATAACGGTCATGTATAAGTCGCCGTTCACTCCTATCACTGACGGCACTACTGCCCGTTCTGCTGTGGGGTTGGCTACCACCGCCTACGATCTTCCTCCTCTTGGAGCTGCGATGGCTTTGATGACGACCACACCGATACGTCGAGAGTTCCTTGACGCTCAAGGCACGTCCCGTATGGGTGACGAGGTGCCTCCTGGCGCTATCTCTGCGTCGTTCCGTGATCTGATGGGGCGGCGTCGTGCCCGTGTTGAAGCCGAATCGGGTCGTCTTGTTTCCCAGTATCCACAGTTGTGGACTCGTAACTCAGCTATGCGTCCGACCGCTCAATGGAGCGGGTTCACGTCGTGAGTTTTAATTCGGAGTCGTTGCCAGTTGAACTGGATGGTGTGTCCTATCTTGTGGACGCACGCCAGTATGGGCGTACTACGGTTCCGGCGTTACGTGAGCAACGTGACACGAGTGGTGAAGCTGGTGAGAACGCTTTAGATACGAGTGGAGCGTGGACTCGCTCCCAAACAGATTGGAGTTACGGTGCGGGTCAAACGCATTTTGATTTGGCTGACAGTGATCGTCGGCGTTTCAACACTTCTGTGGGCGTTGATGTCTGGACGAAGGGAGAAGTATCCTTACTCCCCATCACCGAAACCGGGGCCAACACCCCGACGTTCACGACGGGGGACATAATTACCCAACGGGTAACGAACGCTGCTGGCACCGAATACTTGTATGTTGCCAACGGCACCACGGTTTATTTCTCCTCGAACGCTGCCGCTGCGAGTCCCACCTGGAACTCTAGTTTCACGATGTCGTCAACGGTTACGTCGTTGGCAAGTGACGGCCAGTACGTTTATGTGGCGTCGGACAGTACCACTCTCCCCGAACGGGCACTCATCGGTTCATCTGCTGGGACATGGCCTGGGAGTGTGGAGGATGTCAACTTTGTTGCTGTCGCCGCAGGCCGCCTTATCGGTTTCAAAGACAACTCGATCTATGAGTTGGATGCTGCTGGTAGTAAAGCTAGTTCTTCTCTCGACTATTCCCTTCCTTTAGGGGGGAGTGCTTGGGTGGATGTGGACGCTGGACCGGGCGGTATTTATGCGGCAGCGAACACTGACGACACTGGAGCCATCTATCACATTGGGGTCAGTTCAACTGACGGTACTCTCAGCACTCCCACTGTTGCCGGTGAACTTCCTCGCGGTGAAAAGATTAACGCCATCCTGGTGTACGGTCCCGTGTTGTGTATCGCCACGAACAAGGGGTTTCGTACAGCTCTGATTGATACGAACTCGAATGGGGTAACGATTGGTCCGGTGATCGAAACTGGTGGGGAAGCGTATGAGTTGGAGGCTGATGGACAGTTTGTTTGGTGGGGATCAGGGTACGGTAATACCTTTAGAGCAGATTTGACTCGGTTCACTGACACTCTCGTCCCTGCTTACGCCTCAGACCTCATCAGCGCCGCCTCAGCGAGCGCCACAGACCTCGTTAAGGGGGTAACCCGTCTAAACAATGGCGGTTCGCCTAAGCTCTTTCTGGGCGTTGTGAG